GTTATATCAATCTAGGCATTAACTCAAGCACATTCAATGATCCGACCTTTGCTGGTTATTACCCCAACGACGGTTATCTAATCATGCACGGCCTTGAGCCAAGTACCGGCAATCTAAACATTCATTCACACAATGAGAACTCGGTAATAAAACTTATTGTGGGCGGATTTAGTGATGCCAATATTCGCGCAACTGTGACCAAGACCGGTTTTAGAGTAAACACCGCAACTGCAAGTACCTCATCAACTTCGGGTGCCTTGATAGTAGATGGTGGTACAGGCATCGTTGGTAATTTGAATGTTGGTCAGAGTGCTATCTTTAACACATCAAAGACAGCCAACTACGATTTTGTTGTACGCGGCGACAACGATGACACATTGATTTGGGCAAGACCGTCTGCCGCCTACGATCAAGTGGTTATTGGTAACAGTGCTACTACCAGTACCTTGGTTACAGGTGCCAAGTTGATTGTTAACACCACTGACAGTATTTTGATTCCTGTAGGTTCATCTGCACAACGACCAGGTTCGACTGGCGGCACAGACACAGCTGGTATGATCAGATTCAACACCAGCAATGACCAACTGGAATTTTATAATGGAGCAAGTTGGACCAACACAGGAACCAGCTTTACTGTAGTTGCGTCAGATCAATTTGATGGTGACGACAATACACTAATTTTTACACTAGGAGCGGCAGCTACCACCCAAAGCGTTGTTGTTAGCTTGAACGGTGTTTTACAGATTCCTACTACGGCCTACTCAGTGAGTGGTACTACACTTACATTTACATCTCCACCAGCAACCGGCGACAAAATTGAAGTGAGAAGATTTAGCACTACTGCCACAGTTAGCACATTTGAATCCAGTAATGGGTATGTGTCGTTCGTAGCTACAAATTCTTTTGCAAATATCAATGCAGGAACCAGTTCGGCCACAACCAGAATGAGCTTCAACACCACGGGTAATGTAAGCATGAGTGCCAACATTCAACCCAGCGCCAATGTGTCGTATGACATTGGTAATGTCAATAGTTGGTTCAAACACATATTTGTAAACAAAACAGTAACCGGTGGCGCTGACTTAGCAGAAAATTATCTCGCTGACGCAGTATATCCAGCCGGAACAGTTGTAGAGTTTGGCGGCGAAGCTGAAGTCACGGTGTCAATGACTGAGGGCAGTGTCAGAGTAGCAGGAGTTATTACGTCAGACCCAGGGCATGTCATGAACGGTGGATTACGAGGAAGTTCAGTGGCAAGTGTGGCCCTAGTAGGTCGAGTGCCAGTTAAAGTGATAGGACCAGTTTATAAAGGCGATATGTTAATTAGCGCAGGATACGGATACGCTCGTGCATGTTCCGCTCCTGCCATTGGATCAGTGATAGGTAAAGCAATAGCAAATTTTGAAGGTGAAAAAGGCTCAATTGAAGTAGTAGTTGGTAGATTATAACAGGTAGTAATAATGGCATTAACAAAACCTAAACTGAGCCAAAATATTGACACTGACATTTCAGTGTTCAGCGATCCAATTTTGGTTCTACATCAAGGCTCAACTACACCCGATGTTGATGTTGGTTTCTTGATGAATCGCTCTAATGGTCTTACTGCAAATGCCGCTGTAATTTGGCAAGAAAGTTCAAAAAGTTTTGTACATATTTTAACCAATAGTAGCGGAGTTGCTAATTCTAATCTTGCTGTACAAAGTTATGCAAATGTAAGTGTTGGTAATGTTTTATTGATTAACAATGCAGGCATTTATGTTGATGGCACACTAGGTTCAGCTGGACAAATTTTACAATCAGACGGATCAAAAACATATTGGGGGGCACCGGGCGGATTCACCGGTGGCACAGTACCAGATGTAACTATTTTTCAAAGTAATCTAGTAGTATCCAACACAACTCCTAGTACCAGTACGAATACTGGTGCGTTAGTAGTTCGAGGTGGCGCAGGTATCGCTGGCAATGTGTATGCTGATGCTTTAAGAACTACTACCGGTATATATTGGTCAGGCAACGGCGAAGCATTTACTTCGACCACTATTGCTAACACAGCCGAAATCACTGCCAATTTGTCTAGCGGCCAGAATGTTGGGCTGAGTTTAACCGCCACAGGTGTTGCTGCCGGCAACTATGGTAGTGCAACCAGTATTCCAACAATTGTAGTTGATGATAAAGGAAGAATTACCAGCGTAACTAGTAATGCAGTTAGTACCACAATTACTCTAGCAGGTGGATCAGGCTCAGGCAGTGTTGCCGGTGGTGGCACATTGACAGTTGCTGGTACAACTAATCAGATTACAACCAGTGTCAGTTCAAGCACAATTACAATAGCACTAGCTCAAGATATTACTGCTCCGGGTAATTTAACTGTTACAGGCAATCTGGTTGTACAAGGTAATACCACTACACTTAACACTGAAACGCTGACAATAGAAGACCTTAACATCACTGTGGCCAACGGTGCAATTAATGCCGCTGCTGCAGATGGTGCTGGTTTAACTGTTGGCGGCGCCAATGCTAGATTGCTATACAAGTCTGCAACTGATTCATGGGTATTCGATCGAGGTGTATTTGCATCTGGCAATTTAGTTGCCAACTCAGGCACAACCAGCAGTTCGGTATCTACTGGTGCTTTGGTAGTTGCGGGTGGCGCCGGCATTAATGGTGCGTTACATATTCAAAATACTGGTGATGTGAGTGCCAATATTGGAACGTTGTTTACTGGCAATACTGTTACCAATGCCAACCTAGGTGCTTTCCAAACGTTTAGTAATGCCAACGCAGCAACACAGGCAACAAGTATAAACACTATTAATGCTAATATTGGTGCATTCTATACATATGCAAACACAAAAATTGGCACAAATGCCGACAGTAATTTGGTTGTAACAGCAACTACTACATCAACTTCGACCACAACAGGTGCATTAGTCGTTGCGGGAGGTGTAGGTATCGCTGGTAATTTAAATGTAGGATCTGGTACATCTGGTTATAAGGCAACTTTTGCAAGTCCTGGTGCTGGCACTTCTGGAGTTATGTTCATTGGTGCTGCATTAAACAGTAGCGGAAACGGATTAGTAATATCCTCGACCACACGAACTACTGCCGATAATACTGTTCCATTGCTGCATATAATTGCTAGAGATGGCGGCGTTGCATTATCAACCACTGTACAAGGTAATACAGTCATTGGATCAACTACCACTTCCACATCTACAACAACCGGTGCTTTGGTAGTGCGGGGCGGCACAGGCGTTGCCGGCAATGTATACACAGACAGACTGTATACAACCACTGGATTATTTTGGGCAGGAAATGGTGCAGCATTTTCTGGTGGCGCAACTTTAGGATTTCCAAACTCGACTGTGGCAATTTATCCTACAGGAGATTACGGTGACTTTACTTCAACAAAAGATGCATTTGGAGTACACATAGATACAGTATATGATTGCATGGAACCAATTGGTTCCATAACCACAGTAGATTTAAATGCCTAACAGATAAGTAAAATATAGGAGTAAACGATGCCAACAGTAGTACAATTTAGACGAGGGACCACAGCCGAGAATAATGCCTTTACAGGATCCGCCGGCGAACTTTCAATTGATCTTACACTCGATACTATTAGAGTGCATGACGGGTCAACTGCAGGCGGATTTGCATTAGTTGGTACCACAGCCACACAAACACTGACCAACAAAACATTAACTTCGCCGTCGTTGACAACTCCGTCGGTGACTGGTAATATCACAGTCACAGGTAATGTAATGCCTGCGGCAAATTTAACTTATAACTTAGGTTCAACAGTCACCTGGTGGAATGTAATCTACGGTAAATCAGTACAAGCACAATATGCTGACTTGGCAGAAAATTATAAATCTGATTCTCCTTATGTAACAGGCACTGTGGTGGTATTTGGTGGAGACCATGAAGTTACAATTTCTAGTACACAATACGATAGCGCAGTTGCAGGAGTGGTTTCATCAGCACCTGCGTATCTAATGAATGCTACTAGCGGAAATTTACCTGTTGCACTTACTGGTAGAGTTCCGTGTAAAGTAATGGGCCCAGTGTCAAAAGGTACAGTGTTAACTACCAGTCATTTACCAGGTGTAGCTATGGCTCTTGACCCTGCAAAATTTGTACCAGGGTGTGTGATTGGAAAAAGTTTAGAAAATCTTGCTGCAGAACTAGTTGAAACAATAGAAGTTGCTGTTGGTAGATTTTAATGCAAACCGTAAAAAAACTTTTTAGGAATACCTATCAGGGCGAAGATATTCATTCTTTAGCTACTTATAAAGAAGGCGGATGGGATTACGAAAAAGAATATGTTCCCAACATAGTAAACAATCAAAGATTTGGGCAGAGAGCAGTTGTAATAGGAAACGGACTAAGTCGCAAAGACTTCGATCTAAATATTCTCAAAAACAAAAAAATTCAATCCTACGGATGTAATGCACTCTACAGAGATTTTGAACCTGACTTTTTAGTTGCAGTTGGTAAAGATATAGCAAAAGAAATTAGAATACGGGGATATGCGGCCACGCATGTTGTTTACAGCACACCCGACAACATTTTAAATTACCCCGGCACATTCCATTTAATACCACAAAATCCCAGTTGGAACGCTGGTGCTTTGGCTGCTTATCTTGCTTGTTTTGATGGACATGCTACAATTTACCTATTAGGACACGACGGAATAGACACTCCGGGATTTGCTAGTAATCTATACGCTGACACCGACGGGTATAAAGAATACAGCAAAACCACAGATACATTTTGGGCACTTGCAATGGGGCATGTGTTTAAGATTTACAACCTAGTGGATTTTGTTTTAGTATCACCAACTGGTCGCGGTTATATGCCCGCAGAATGGTACGGCGTGACTAATCTACGAAGAATCAGTTTTAGAGATCTGATACTAGAGTGTGATCTCTAAAACTTTTTCAAAAGTCTTAATTTTTTCCAATATTACAGAAAAATTAAATGTTCGCCATACACCTGGGTGCAATGGTTTAGGATGATCCTCAATGGTGGTCCAAGCGTAACCTCTATGCTCATCATTTAGTTCGGGAACAAACTCATTATCTACAGTAATCAGATAGGTGTGATATTCAAAAGTACCAATATCGCTAGTAAATTTTTCTAACGGAATAAGTTGTACAAAACTATCTAAATTTATTTCTTCGCGTATTTCTCTACACAAAGCTTCTACAGGGGTTTCACCTGATTCTACTCCTCCGCCTACTAAACCCCAAGAGCCAGCATGCCGTTTTTGATTTCTCAATAAGAAAAGATATCTTTTGGTACTAACACTATAAACTAAAGCGCCACACCCTATATGATTAGACTCCATTCACCGCCTCGATATACACCTTCAACACTCTTGACCCACTCTTCGCCTGTCCATCTATATTGAACACCTGTAAGTGTGTTAGTTACATATTCTGTTGATTTTTCGTTTTTGCTATCAAATGCCACTTGCCATATAGATCCGTTAAATTCGATGATATCATTGGCATTGGCCACTAGATTTTGCCAGACCGTGCTACCTTCTAAATTACCGCTGCTGCCAATTGATGCAGTTAAAAGATAGCGAGTGTTGGCAGTTGGCGACAATAAATTGCTGTCCACTGCAACATTTCTAGGATTTATAATAGCGGCAACTGGATTAAGAGTATTCGACGGTAATGTGTCTTCTATTGGTTCAAACAACAAAATATAAGGATCAGTTGGATGATATGCAATAGTACCAATTAATTCTGTACCAGTTGGTAACGCCAATCTGATTTCTGTAACGCCAGTTACCAAAGTACCATACATTTCAATTACAGAACGCCAAGTAGCAGGAGGAGCTACTTCAATGATATTATCATTTGCATCAACAAGTTCTTCTGGCTTCAATAGCTGCAATTGATTGCTACTATAAAATAATCCGTAATCTAGTGGAGTCACATATCTACGTGTACTCAAATTGGTCAGTACAGTATCTGAACTGAACGCACCGGTTTCGTCGTACACACTACCAATAAATTTTTGAATAACACCAAGTCGCTTGACTTTTGCTGGGGCACTAATCCATATTGGCATCATAAAAGTCAAAGTTGCTACATCAATAGGTTCTTCAGCCATAGTAGGCACAGTTCTTGAACTCCATGCTACGTTGGTCAATTGTACATAGCTCAAACTGGTCCAGTCTATGTAGTTGTCTGTACTTTGTACTTCAAACGCAGGATTAAACAATACCGCTAGCTGTTCAATCAGCTGCATTTTTTGTTCGGTGTTGCTGGTCCAAATATCAAGCTTGACTTCTAGATTGTAAGGTACAGGCATTAAGCGTTCAATGGTGTAGCTATCGCCTTGTTTGCTGTTGTATAATCCTGTTTCGGGATCATACTGCCTTTCACGCATGTTCATTTTACTTACAAAAAACGGCTCTTGCATTCTGTCTTGTTGGTAAGTAAACCCAGTGATATAGGCGCTCATTGCCGGAACAGCATTCATAACGTTTTCACTGTTTTGCCTTAGTATAGCTGCCGCCTGTCTGCTAGGATCACCATAATACACCGGCACACGCTGCAATGTTCGTGTGCCATCCCTATCTTTACCAAATTCAACGTCAAAGTTGCTAACGATTCTTATAAATTGAACCAAGAATCGTCTTATTTGTGCATCGTAAAAAAACTGCTGTGCCATTAATTATCTGCCTTTGGTTTAAGCGCCTGACTAAGGCTTTGTCGTTCTGTTACTTCTCCTGTGTTATTAGTATAGGTATTTGTGTTATTAATAAATCCACTACGTAAGGTTTGACTATTGGCTCCTGGGGTTAATGTTGTTCTCACATTGTCTTCGATCTTGACCCAACGACGGCCGTCCCATCTAAACAAACGATTTGGCAAGTAATCGGTACGTAGAGCGTAATCTCCCACCAGTGGGTTACTTGGAAATGCAATACCTGAAGTAACTGGCAAGCCGTTTGGAGTTTTACCGTCGCCGGTTAGATAACCTTGCACTGTGGCATCAGGGCTGACTGTTCCTGCATCGCTATCTATAACTATCCCGTCGGCGGTAATTGCACCATTGTCGGCGGTTACACCCGCCGGGTCTCCTGGATTATCAACAGGATCAACAGGTTTAATATAGATATGATCAATGTCGTATCCGGAATACGGAACATTGGTTTCGGCTTCGCGTAGAATAGCATCATTGATTTCAATGTACTTGCCAATAATGCTGGATACTGATCCCAAAGTTACATTACCGGTATTGCCTGTTAATGGATCAGTATCAACTTTGATTTGATTTAATATGTCTTTGTATTCTTGACTGTCAGTTAACGGATTAATTTTAACACGCCACAGGTGTGGCCACCAGGTGGCACTATATCCTTCTGCTGCATTATTACAATCGCTAATAACATAGTATCTTTTCAGCGCCACAGGTAAACTGTCATCCAGTGGGTAGTAATCTTTTAGATGCATCAGTTCAATCACATCACCGGGCATCAATTTACGCCCTAGTGTAGCCACCATGTCATTGATATGAAATACCATAAACAATGTACCAGTTTGTAAGAACATACCAAATTGGCTAAGATCAAATGTTATATCTTGAGTTTGATATACACCACGCATGCTGTAAACATCTACATCATATTTTCTGTCTCTGTTTTCTAAAAATAACAAGTCCTGAATGTTCAGTGCTGATTGATTGACATAACTAGGTTTGGCTGCATCCGTGTAAAATTTAACGGTGGCGCCTGACGTTACTACACTAGTTGTGGTTGCACTTAATGTTACGGTGTTCGCTGTTTTAGCTGATACTGTGGTACCAGTTGTTACTCCGGTAGCAGTTACAAACATACCTAGATCTATATCAGTGGTTGACGCAAAAGTTAACGTGGTTCCTACTGCACCTTGCGCCGCACTGGTTGTTTTTACTAAATTTTGCTCTGAGGTACCTAAATATTTGTGTACAAGAATACCGGTACCGCCAACAGTAAACATCTCGCTAATGTTGCGATCCATGTATTTGTAATCGTTAGTATGAGCTCCGTCTTTCCAGAGTGATAATCTTGGCACAATTGTATCCTATTATCTTATATTTAGCGAGCGCTCAAATTGACATAAATTAGGATATACCGTATAATTAACTATGGGCGAATTCAACTCGATGCAAGATTGGAACGCAATTGAAACACAAATCAAGCGTTCGTTGTGGGCGTTGTACAATTTACAGAACAAACGTCAACTTGAACGAATGTACAAAAACTTAACACACAGTATTACAGAGCTCAGCAAATTGGAAGTAGATAGACGCCGACTTGGGCGTAGTGTAAAGTACGACGAACAGTTAGCAAAAGTGCAACGGGAGTTACAAGAGTTGCAATCCTGGCTCATGTTCGCAACACTACTTGACGAAAAACCCAAAGAATAGTATAATTGTATTTTGCACACAATCTAAGGAGCTGTTATGGCAACCGCACAATCTGTTAAAGCACCTAAACGAGCACCCAAAAAAACTAGAGACCCGTTGTTCGCAGACGAGAAGTATACTGGCAGCGAACCTGTGTGGGACACCGAACGTGCGCTAAAAATGTCGCAGGAAGAGTTCGATCATTTCCTGCGTAAAAGTTTTGCCTATTATAACTACTACTACGCTCAAAAAGATCTCAAGAAGTATATGGTCAAGTGGATGCAAGAAAACGGGTACAGTAAGAAAGATGTAAGTTCATTTATTCGTAGTCCAGATCGTAGTGTTCCGATGACTGCATATGCGTTGCTCATGGCATACAAACAAGGAATGCCGTTTAGAGAAAAAGAGCTCAATTATGTCAAAGCTCGTATTGATTTCGCAATCAACGAAGCAGAGCCTGAATCGATCGAAGTTGCCGAAGTCGCAGCAGAAGTGACTCAAGTTGTGCGAGCACCTACTATACAGGATCGCCTGAACGAAAAAACAAGTGAGCATCTGGCATATTTTGAGGGTGTGTATGACGAAGTGGTTATGGGTGCAACCATTGATCCAAAAGCATATGAATATTTCGTAACTAACGCGGTCCCTCAGAGTCAACTTGGCAAATTTGAAAACTATGTAGAAACACAGCGTATGTACTTGACAGCAGCCATTGACAAGATGGATGAACAATTTGTTGAAGCGTATCAACATTATCGTGCTGCTGATTTTAAACGGCATCTTGCATTTTTTGATTTAATTCAAACTGCAATTGATCAGTATCGCCAGGTCAAAAAAGCCACTAAAAAAGCTCGAGTCAAGCGGGCACCTAATAAAGAAAAAGTTGTCAGCAAGCTCAAATACATGCGGGACGAAAAGACTCTAAAATTAGTATCTATTAATCCAGTTGACATTATTGGAGCACAAGAGCTGTGGTGCTACAATACTAAAACTCGTAAACTTTACAAGTACATTGCAGACAGCTTGACTGGTCCGCTGGGTATTAAAGGAACCAGTGTTATTAACTTTGATACTGCCAAATCAGTGGGCAAAACTTTGCGTAAGCCCGAAGAAAAACTGAAAGAGTTTGCTAAGGCCAGTAAAGTGCAGTTACGCAAGTTTCTGGATGAAATCAAAGCTACAGAAACACAAGCCAATGGACGTATTAATTCGGACATAGTTCTCCTAAAAGTTCAATAAATACATTGAATTACAGGAACTATGAATGTCCAATCCTTTTACTGGCAATGTAGTAGCGGATACTACTTACTTTTACGCTAACGGCGTTCTCAAATCTGACAGTCTATACAATCCGGCTACAGGGTCGGGCTCTGGACATATTGAGTTCGATGAAGGTGCAGAATGGCTGGTATCGTTAAATAAAAAGCGAGCCGAAATAACTGATTACATTCGTATGCGCCTGGGCGATGGCATAGTAGATGTAGAGCTTGATAAAGAGCATTATGAAATGGCTATCAATCAATCTCTACTAAAGTATCGTCAACGAGCCGCTAACAGTCAAGAAGAAAGCTATGCATTTTTGAAGCTTTTTCCAGAAACACAAGAGATCATTCTTCCCAGTGTTGTTATGGATGTTCGTGCAGCATATCGTAGAGGTATTGGATCAGTTTCTGGTACCACAGCCAGTCAATTTGAACCATTTGCATCCGGCTACCTAAACACCTATATGTTGGTAGCAGGCCGAGTTGGTGGTTTACTTAATTATGAACTATTTGTAGATTACCAAAAGTTAGCAATGCGTATGTTTGGTGGTTATTTAAACTTTACATTTAACAAGGTCACTAAAAAACTTACACTAATTCGCAAAATTCCATACGTTGGAGTTAATGCAGATCCAAATGGGTTTGAAGATGTTTTGTTGCATCTGTATAATTACAAGCCTGATGCAATGATTTTGAATGATTATCAGGCATTTCCTTGGGTGCAAGAATACGCATACAGTTTCGCTAAACGAATTGTAGGCGAAGCTAGAGAAAAGTTTGCCAGCATTGCTGGGCCACAAGGCGGCACCCAACTTAATGGTGCTACATTAAAAGGTGAAGCCGCAGCCGAAATGGAAAAGTTAGAACAAGAATTAAAAGACTATGTTGATGGGTCACATCCATTGACATGGGTGATAGGATAATATGAAAATACGAGATATTATAGTCGAACAAAAAGGCGAATTAAAAACGCGGCAGCGATTTGCTATGCGTGGGCTCAATAGATTTAGAGACGGTAACAAATGGAACAGCGATTATACTCTTTATCGACTAGGACTAGCACTTGCGTCAACAGACGGTAAAACCATCCCCCCTACTGACGACGAGTCGTGGATTGGCAAGTGGAAATTGGCTGCACCTTATACCCAAGAAGAACAAGAAATGCTGAAATTAGCATATAAAGAAGTTGAAGCCGACTACGAAGACTTAAATCACGGAGATTTACGCAGCCAAGAAGGCCCTACAATACAAAAGACTAGTCCAGTCGCAAAACCCAAAAAGAACAAATACGGTGTTTGACTTTTGCTAACAAATAAATTAAAATGCTCCTTAGGGGGCATTTTTATGATCATAGGAGTAACAGGATTTATAGGTTCAGGCAAGGATACCGTAGCAAACTACTTAGTGGCAAAACATGGCTTTGTTAGAGATAGCTTTGCCGGAACACTAAAAGATGCAGTAGCTCAAGTGTTTGGATGGGATCGAGAGCTACTAGAAGGACTTACTCCAGAAGCCCGCGAATGGCGCGAACAAGTGGATCCGTGGTGGTCTAAACGACTTGATATGCCCCGACTTACCCCTAGATACATGCTACAACTGTGGGGCACAGAAGTTTGTAGACGCGGATTTCATAACGATATCTGGATTGCCAGCTTAGAAAACAGATTACGTAAAACCACTGAAGATATCGTCATTAGCGATGTTAGATTTCCTAACGAATTAGCAGCTATACGTAAAGCTGGTGGCATCTGTATATGGGTTAAACGTGGCCTATTACCTGAGTGGTATGATTGTGCGTTAACAGAAAATACCACACACGAAGATAGACAGTGGCTGCTAGAAGATGCCAAGCAACTAATGCCACAACGATATCCGCAAATACATCACAGCGAATGGGCTTGGATTGGGCAAACATTTAATTATGAAATTGACAATAACGGAACTGTTGAGCTATTATACGATCAAGTTAATAATCTGCTGTTAGCGGACTCTCGCGCCAAGTTGTCTTAGAGTTGTTAAGATCAATTCTACAATTTGCACAAACACAGCGTAAATTAGTCCACGAATTATTTTTCAAATTGCCGTCAATATAATAAACAAAAATTTGCTGTGGTACCTTGGCCTTAAAATTACATCTTTCACACAATAGCTTTTTCTTGTAACCAGTTTTAGTCCAGGCTGGCATTTCTTTTGTATGCTTTAATTTTCTAGCACACGGTGCACAAGTTTTTCTGTAATAAACTTTATTGCCTGATCGGTAATTTACAGCAGCGGGGTTACCTCTACAGGTGCTACATAACGGTCTTTGCATGCCAGTATTTATAGTTAAACCTTTCAAAGGCACCTTATATTCAGCCAAAATAGTAAGCTTTTAATAAATACTAGCAAATGTTTTGTTAAAGGATAAAAACATGGCACTAGTATCTCCAGGTATTGAAATTACCGTAACCGATGAAAGTCAATATGTACCAGGCGCTGTAGGCACTGTACCGCTTATTATAATGGCAACTGCTCAGGATAAAACCAATCCTTCAGGCACGTCAGCCACAGACACAACTGCTGCAAGAGCAGGAAAATTATTAACTTTCTCTAGTCAGCGCGAATTGATTGCAGCTATGGGTTACCCTAGCTTCCAACAGAGTGCAGCAGGCACTCCATTAAATGGCGACGAAAGAAACGAATATGGTCTAATGACTGCATACAGCATTTTGGGTAACGTGAACCGAATTTATGCAATTCGTGCGGATGTAAATTTAAATGAATTGCAAGGTACTAGCGTTCGTCCCACAGGCGCAGTAGCAGATGGAACTCACTGGATGGACCTAGCAGAAAGTGTTTGGGGTATAAATGAATGGGATGCTATTAATAGTGAATTTAATTTAAAAACTCCTATTCTGGTTACAAGCACTTCGGATCAAACACTAAGCGGCGGAATATATGTGCCTAACAGCGACATAGGACAAATTGGAAGCTACGCTGTATCATTTGGTACAGGAAGCAATGCAATATTATTCTACAAAAACAGAAGTAATATCTGGGTCAGAATTGGTACCGATGCGTGGGCACAGAGTTGGGCGACCATTAGAGGCTCAGTAACGTTTGCTACTAGCAGCACTACTGCAATTGCTGCAAGTTCACCGGCTGCTGCATTGACTATTAATGGCACTACTGTAACTGTTGGTAACACTGGTTCAGCAAGAACAATCGCTCAGGTTGTATCCGCAATTAACAGCGCAGCAATTACAGGTGTCACAGCCGCATACATTGATAGCAGATTAGAAATTTATGCTACAGACTTAGCAGCCAGTAACGGTGTTACAGCCGACGGCAAGATTACTATTAGCAACAGCGCAGATACACCAATGGCAAGCCTAGGATTAGGAACATCAGGTTCGACTTACGCTAACCCACTATTAACTTTTGGTACATTTGCTGAAATTCCAAGCTGGCGTAGCACCGACACAGTACCGCGTCCAAGTGGTAGCGTGTTTATGAAAGTTGGTGCTACTGGAAGTGGAGCAAACATTGTAGTAAAACGTTACAGTAGTACTACAGAAACTTTTGCTACTTTGGCGACAGAATTTTTTAATAGAGCAGAAGATGCATTGTACGGTTTAGATCCAGCCGGAGGCGGTAATGGTATCGTGGCCGGAACGGTATGGATAGCATGGGATCCTTTGCGTGACGACTCAGATGCATTTAAACCATTTCGTCGTAGAGTAACAGGACAAACAATTGTAAGCGGTTCAACTCTTGCAGCTAATCCATTTACTGCTAGTGATGAAATGACCATTGGGGTTACAGAAATTGGATCGGCTACTATTACAGAATATACAGTTACACTAACAGGCACAACACCTGCTAGTTTTGTATCTGATATTTTAGCGGTAGATATTCCTGAATTAAATGTTAGTGTCGCAAATGGTGTAATTACTTTCACACACATTTACGGTGGCGATATCTATTTAACTGATGCAACTGGGACTCCTACTGCCGATGCAGGATTTACCAGCAACACAACAGGAACTATTGCATATGGTTCAACTTTGGCATTAACCAATTGGGAATCGCTTACTTATACCTATAGCACTACTGAACCATATCAAGCACCAGCCGACGGTACATTATGGTATTACAGCGACGCTGCCACTGTTGATGTCATGATCAATGATATTGGTGGTTGGAAAGGTTATAAAAACTCTTATTGGACCGGCAAAACTGACGCTAGAGGTTACGCACTATCTAATACTGATCCAAACGGAGTAATTGTAACTGCTAGTGAACCTGAATTCCAAAGCGATGGTGTGACAGCTCTTGCAGCTGGCGATTTGTGGCTAGACAGTTCCGACTTAGAAAACTATCCTGTGTTATATCGCTATGATGGATCCGAATGGATCCTGATTGATAACACAGATCAAGTTGGACAAAATGGTATATTGTTTGCAGATGCTCGTTGGGACACTGATGGTACAACAGATATAATTACTGGGTCATTGCCTTCAATCACTGATTTATTAGCAAGCAATTATATTGATCAGGATGCACCAGACTACAGATTATATCCACGTGGTATGTTGTTGTTTAATACCAGACGAAGTGGTTATAACGTCAAACAATTTGTAAGCAATAAGTTCATTGCAGCCAACTATCCAACTTTACCAACTGTACCTGGTGCAAGCGGCAGCTTACCTACAATTAAAGACACCTGGCAAACTGCTAGTGGTTTAAAAGACAATGGCAGTCCATACATGGGAAGACAAGCTCAACGTCGCATGATAACTGCTGCAATGCAAGCTGCATTAATTGCTAACACCGAAGTACGTGAAGATCAGTACCAATTTAACTTGATTGCTGCTCCTGGATATCCAGAACTGATTGACGAAATGGTTGCGTTGAATAACGATCGGTCACAGACTGCCTTTGTAGTAGGTGACACACCAATGCGTCTTGCGCCTAACGCAATTGATATTGCAAATTGGAGCAATAATACAAACGGTGATGGATTAGCAACAGCCAGCCCATACTTGGGTGTTTATTATCCGTGCGGTCAAACCAGCGATCTACAAGGTAACACAATCGTTGTGCCAGCAACGCATATGGCGCTACGTACAATTATCTTCAACGACAATGTAAGTTACCAATGGTTTGCCCCAGCTGGTACACGTCGTGGACTAGTTGATAACGCAAGTAACATTGGTTACATTGATGCCAACACCGGCGAATTTACCTTTGATGGTATTCGCCAGGGTCTAAGAGATACTTTGTACGAAAATCGTATTAATCCAATAACTAACTTACCTGGTATTGGATTGGTAGTATGGGGACAAAAAACTCGTAATCCAACCGCCAGCAGTTTGGATCGTATCAACGTGGCACGTTTGGTAAACTACTTGCGTACCATACTTGCAACTGCAGGAAATGGTTTCTTGTTTGAACCAAACGACAAGATCACAAGAGATCAGATCTCTAATATTATTAGCGGTGCTATAAACGATCTAGTTGCAAAACGTGGTGTATACGATTATCTTGTTGTGTGCGATGACACAAACAATACGCCAACACGTATTGCACGTAACGAACTTTATGTAGACATTGCAATTGAACCAATGAAAGATGTTGAGTTTATTTACATCCCGATTCGTTTAAAGAATCCAGGTGACATTGCAGCAGGAGTATAATAATATGGGTATATATTGGAGCCCGCGGGCTCCAATAGATTCCAACTAATTTTTGGTAAATACCTATAACAGGAGATAAAAATGGCAATTGCCTCACTAAACAAATTTACAGTTCCTTTAGCAACAAATCAAAGTGCTAGTACTCAAGGTCTGCTAATGCCAAAATTAAAATATCGCTTTCGTGCGGTATTTGAAAATTTTGGAGTAAGTACAGACAAAGTTGAACTTACAAAACAAGTCGACAGTATCAGCCGTCCTAATTTAAATATGAATCCGTTTACTATTGATGTTTACAACTCAAAAGTAAATCTTGTAGGTAAACCAACTTGGGAAGCTGTTACAGTCACATTAAGAGATGACGCAGGCGGCAACGTAAGCAGATTGGTTGGAGAACAAGTTCAGAAGCAGTTTGATTTTGCAGAACAGAGTTCGGCAGCATCTGGTATTGATTACAAGTTTGTTCTCAAATTTGAAATGCTAGATGGTGGTAACGGTGTTAATCAACCTAATGTTCTTGAAACATGGGAATTGTATGGCGCACTATTACAGACAGTAAACTACGGCGAGATGTCATACGGAGAAAACACACCAGCGACAATTGCGTTGGGTATTATGTATGACAATGCTATACAAAGCCCAACTGGTACTGGTATTGGTACTCTAGTAGGAAGAACACTAGGCACAGTAATTACCGGCATAAGCTAATCGTTACTCACCTAAAACAATTAAGCCTGGAAACAATCCAGGCTTTTTTTTGATATAAATAATTAAAAGTGGACACAGCATGCCAAATATATTTGATGGGTTTTTAAAACAAATAGCTCGCGGTGATAATATTAAAGATTATCAACACGCAGCAAGATTGTTTGTTGACAACAATTATGAACGTTCGCCTAAATATAGTTGGTTGTTTCATGTTTATTTTGATCTAAATCCTGAATTTACAACACTAGCAAGAGATCAACAAATTGCAGCTGGTATTTTAGTTAAATCTGCAGACCTTCCTAGATTCAGAATGGATACAAAAACTTTCAATAATTATAATCGACCTTCGCTAGTACAAAGTAAAATTCGATACGAAGATGTAAACATTACCTTTCATGACGATTCGTCTAATATTATAAGAAAATTATGGTTTGACTACTACAATTTTTACTACAGAGATGCAGATAACAATTATGGTGACGCTACAGGTAGTTTGAATCAAATTTATTTGGCACCAAATAAACAAGTATTGGGTCGTAGAGCTTTGTTTAATAAATTTGGTTACAGTCCTAAAACTCAAGGTTTCAATAACCAGTTTATTCAGGCCATAAGAATCTACAGCTTACATCAAAAAAGATTTAGCGAATACACATTGATAAATCCAATGATCAACGCCTACAGGCACGGATCTCACGTGAATGGGCAAGATGGTACAATGGAAAATACTATGACTGTGTCCTATGAAACAGTTTTATATGCTAGTGGATTTACGAAAATAGCAAGAGGTTTTGCAGATTTGTTTTACGACAAAGCACCTAGTCCGCTAACTCCTGCTGGCGGTGGCACCAATAGTATTTTGGGCCCGGGCGGGATTGTAAACACCATTGATAGCGTAATTTCAGATGGCTTTGGCGGAAATTGGGGAGGAGCAGCATTCAAACTGGTTAGAGGATACGAAAAAAATAAAAATGTTGATTTAATGAATCTAGCACAAGGAGAACTCACACAGGCATTTACAAATATTTTACGCAATAGTGCAAGTTCGGGATCTTTAAGTTTAGGTGTAGGTTTAAATCAAACTTATTATCCCTATCGAGGAGTTCAAACCAGTGCCGGCTCAGGGTTTCAATCAGAATTAAACATACAAACAACGGCTGCACCAGGCAGTGTGGCCAGTAACGGGTTGAATATAACAGCAGCCGCAGGAGCAATTACAGGCGGCATACAATCAGCATTGTCCGGCACCCCAATTGCAAATCTTGGCTCTAATATTTCTGGTGTACTAACTGATGCACAGGGCGTAATAAAAGGAGCCAACTTAAATAAAATTGTGGAAGTGGGCAAAGAAGCCGGCAATCAATTGGTGGCAAAAGTAAGCGATCTTATTCCCACCAATAGTTTTACAGCAGGGATACAAGCAGCCAATCAAAGAATAAAGTCGTTGGCAGATGCAGGAACTACCAAGGCATTAGAAGAAGGTGTAGGCAAAGCCCAGGCATTTTTTACTGGACCTGGCGCTCAAGGTGCCGTGGCAGCATTCCAAACTGGCACCAATAATCTTGTTCAAGGGGTAAATGGTTTAGTAAAAACTCCGCTGAAGAATTTACAATTTCCTGCTACTAATCAAGTTGCCAATCAGTTGGGCCTAGACAGTTTGTCTCAGACAACACCGGCAACTTATTATACTGGCAATATGTCAACTAATCCAAGTTCCTCAACATGATTATACAATCAAATAGTAAAATTTTTACCTCTAACATTTTTGGTGTAAGCACCAATGACACCAGTGCCAATTTAGTAAATAAAAATTTAACAACACAGCAAGAATATTTAGGATCAAGTGGTACAAGCAATTTAGGCACACGATTGCCACAAATTCCTAGCAATCAACGTGTAGCAAAGGATAACTAAAAATGGTACAAACCACTTACTCGCAAACTCCGTACCCCACAAATCTAAATAGGATTAACACCAATGCTGTTAGCCCTCCTAATCCAGATAAATTTTTTAATAATTTTTTTAATTTTCCGGTTGAAGTAAGTAGCAATGTTGATGCTACCATTGTAGCTCACTTTGAACAAATTACAGACAACAAAGAATCGGCTAGGGCCTTGGCCAGTGCAGTAATTTATACTGCAATCAAACAAGGCATCAACCCAATGAGTGCATTAGATGAATTTAGAAAAATTCCATTGGGAGAGTTGAGTGCTTATACTACATTATTTTTAAATTTTGAAAGAGTGGGCACAAGCTTTCTAGGATTAAAAAATCAACCTATACAAAACAAATATGTCACAAGGGCAATACTTTCATAATGGGTAAATTTGCTAATGGATTTTATCAGGTTCTAAACCCTGACAAATATGTGGGTAAAAAGATACCTCATTTCAGAAGTAGTTGGGAACACAGCTTTATGAGATTTTGTGACAACAATCCTGCTGTACTTCAATGGGCCAGCGAAGCTGTGCATGTTCCGTATCGTAATCCATTTACAAATAAAAACACAATCTACGTGCCAGACTTTTTGATCATATATCAGAACAAGGGCGGAGAAAAAATTGGTGAACTAATAGAGATCAAACCTGGTAAACAGACCACATTAGAAGCAGCAGGACGTAGCACGAGAGATCAAGCAGCCGCAATACTAAATGCATACAAGTGGCAAGCAGCTAATGCCTGGGCTCGTAATCAAGGCTTACGCTTTAGGGTAGTAACAGAATCTGACATGTTTCACCAAGGCAAACCTGCTCGGTAAATACGAGCATGACAAAAAAACTTTCTGAACTTTTTGACTTACCAGATATTCCGTCAACGGATAGTGCCGAATCCTCAGAAGCACTAAAAACTATCACTGAAAACAAAGACGTAATCGCTAGAGTAGATGCTGCCATTGATAAAATTGATATAGCATTGCCCACTGTGAGAGATCTAGAAGCTAGCGATCAAGAAATGGATGAACTAGCAGAGCTGGCAAAAACTAGCGCACAAGATTTAATTGATCTTGGCATGAACATGGATCCTAGATTTGGTGGTGTGGTATTCCAAACAGCCGGCACAATGCTAGGGCATGCTATCGCCGCTAAAACAGCCAAGATGGACAAGAAGCTGCGTATGGTACAACTACAGCTACAGAAAGCTAGATTGGATCATCAGGTTTCAAAAGACAATCCAGAAGATCGTCCCATTGACGGGCAAGGTATTGTGCTTGATCGTAATGCACTGCTGGAACAGATTCTTCAAAAGAACAAAAACACATAAATACTCTATAAACAGGATTAACCTATGAAAAATCTTCACGATTATATAGCCGAACGTAACTCAAATTATTCTTTTAGGATCAAAGTAGCCAAACAAAATCCTAAAGATATCATGGAAGAAATTAAAAATGCGCTCAACGCATACGAGCTGGTAGATATTACCACACCAAAAAGCCTACCAGTACAAGAACACAGAGAGTTTCCAAAATGGGGACCTTGTGAATGCTGGCAGTTTGAGGCCACAGTGTCGTACCCTACCACACAGGTACAAATTGCACAGCTATTAAAAGAGCGCACAGGTATGCAGGCCGAATGGGTATGTGTGTATGGCAAACAACAGGCCGACGACAACGATGCATTTGAAGCATATGGCATC